TACCGCCTACTTTCTCCACACCAAAGTTAGGATAATCACCAGTTCGACTAAACCAGATGAAGTTAGGTTTACTATCAGTAGCAGCAACTACAAATCGGTCTTGATAGAATGTACAAAGTTTCGGATAACCTCTGCCTCTATTCCAACTCCCCAACTTCCATTGGTAACTAGGCTCACCCTCTTTAATGCCATTCAGAACATTAACCTTTGCATTCTTAGCATCGGTTACGCTTTTAATCTCAACGATACCATATTGAGTGAATGGCATAATAGATAAGTCGCAATTAACAGAACCACTCTTAATATCAGATATGTATTTAAGCCTTGCTCCAGCCTCTATCTTACCTGTATCGGTTACGTTATAGTCATTCTTGGATGTATACGTTCTGTAGTCTTTCCAAGTCTGTCCGTCATTGTTAGAAATCTGTAACTTGACTGTACCTTCCCATGTACCATGCGTTGTGAATTTCCATGATAACTCGGTATCGGTGCTAAACGCTCCAACATTGTAATTGATGTTGTTGTATGTCTTTTCGATAGTCTGTGCTTGCATATAGCGTTTAACTTTTTTCTCTACAACTTCGCCAGATGACTTAGTGTGTACCGCCTCAACATAATAAGCAATCTGAATAACACTACCTACCATATCAGATGTAAAGAGATTTTTAGTCGATGTAATCGTATCACCGCTAACAGTCAATGTATGTCCATTATCGGTATTAATATCATCGTAAGGTTGCTCGGTTAGTTTGTATGCACTCATTCGCCAGTCAGTATCACTATATCGTGATAGCGTTTGAATAGGGTACTTGCCACTACATATGAACATTACATCGCCACTTTGGATGCAGTTTAATTCGCTTACAATGTCCGCCTCAAATGGTGTTTCTACTTCAACATTTGTATATACACCATTTCGCCACACCCTAACGTATCTTTCACCAAATTCAAGCATGAATGATTGGTTCTTATTGGTAGTAAATTCAAACAGTCTAACAGGCTTATCATGGTATTTAGCATATCCGATAAACTGTGAACCTTGCCTACGTGCCACCGCTCCATAAGGTCTAATCACCGCATTTTCAGCAAGCAATAATGCACTTTTATATTGTTCTAAATCAAATCGACTAGATACATCTGGTGATACTTCACCTGTAGTAAATGCGACTTGTCCGATATACATAGGTTGCATATCACCAACTCCTTGCCTTTAGATAATTAGACACATAAGGCATATCTAATCTACGCTCTTTAGCGCTCATAGATTTTGCCTCTTGTAATGCTGCTTGATACAACTTGTACGATTGGTCAAACAAACCGCTATTACCAGTTAGTGGCATAGCTAAGTCAGATGCCATCTTACATACTAACGCTTTAACGAATATAGGGTTCATTACATCTGCATCGGTTACATCGTACACATAATCAATGTGCATTAGAGGTACATCAGATACGATGTACTTTGTATTGTTATCAGTTAAGTAAACATCATATTCTCGTTGTTTCTCTGCTCGGTATCGTTCGCCTTGTGGAATTACCGCAAGTATACGAACACACTTTTCAGGATATGCATACACAAAACCCCAACCATCAATCTTGTGTTCTGACAATACCGCACGTTCACGCTTACGTGCAAAATTCCATTCAAACTGTTCTAACAATACTTGCCGTGTTAGATCATAATGTAATCTGCATTGTCTAGCAGGTTCTGTTTCTTCCGTCATAGAACGTATTCGACCTGCATTGATAAGCGATAATGCTTGATTGCAAATATCAGTAGGTGTCATATTCCCACCTTTCTATAAAAAAAGAGGGGGCAAAATACCCCCTCGTTCAATTATTCAGCAGTTTCTTCCGCTTTTTTACCTTTGGCTTTTGCCTTTGGTTTTTCTTCTGTAGGCTCTACAGTTTCTTCTGTAGGTTCTACTTCTGCGACTTCTTCTGCACCAACAGTTTCAAACAAATCTTTGAAGTAGTCTTTATCGTATTCGGCTACTTCTTCTTTTGTAAATTCAACTGTTGTTCCCTCTTCAATTAAACCCTTTGTATTGTGATAAAGGGTTACTTTTGCAACGTATTCCATATTATCCACCTTATTTAATGTTAATGCCACTTGTTAAGAATGCGGAGATAGTACCGCCAGTCATATTATTGGCGTTGATGCGGATATATTTCTTACCGCCATTAGCCAAACGTACTTTGTATTCTGTACCAGCTGGTGCATTCGCTACCATTGTAATACCATGCAACAATACCGCATTAGCCATGTTATCAGTATCAGAAGTGTACACATTAAACAAAGGTGTACCAGTTACTGTTTTGTCGATGCGAATTACAAGGAACAAGTTAGGGTCAGCATCGCCACCATTACCATTCATAATTACATCGGAGTTTGTGTTTGCTGTAATATCTTTTTTCCAAAAGAAAGTATTTTGAGTATCAATAATCATATATGTTTATCCCCCTATTAATTAAGCAGTAACTCGTGCTTCTGTGGAAAGCAATGCATCGATTTTACGTACTGGAATACCATTCGCACGTGTAACCAATTTACCCATTTCCATATCTTCTGTGATTGTAGAACCATGTACTTTGTTCTTTTGCAAACGTAAGAATGTACGCAATTCTTGGTTCATGTACCATACAGGACGGCAGCCAGTAAGAGATTGCATTCTTTCTTCTGCACGGATCATTAAGTTAATCAAGTTAGGACCTGCGGAAATATCTTCTTTAATAGCTTTCATATCGATATTAGCGATACGTACTACATAGCGCCAATCACGAACCGCTAAGCCAATGTTTTGTTTGAAGTGAGTACGGTAACCTTGGAACATAGAACCATCAGGTTTAGTGATTGTTACTTCGCCCAAATCTTCTTGTTGCAAGCCTGCCTCACTACCACGTGGATAGATACCATGTACTGTGAGTGGACTCCAACCTACAAGCCACATGGATGCAAGGTTAGCAGTACCGCCAGCATCAATAATATTTTTAGCGCTATCAGCTTTCTTAGGGTCTAATGTGTTAAAACGTGCGGACAAACCAATGAATTTTTCAGGTGTTGTTTCATCACCATAGAAAAGTGTACGTGCGATTTCTTGACCCATAGCCTCTACAAATGCACTATCTTCTGTAGCACGGAACGCTACAGGGTCATTGGAAAGTTTAACCAAATCTTTATCTACTTCGGAGTAAGCCTCTAACATACCACAAGTATCTGTGATTTGTTTTGTAGTAGATTTAGATGGTTGAACACCGCCATAAAGCATACGCCATGTAGCATCTGGCAAGCCAGTACGTACTGTTGTTTTGTTGGATGTACCATCGTTACATTCAATCATTGTCATATCTTGAATGATTTCGTTAGATTGGTTTAATTGTTCAATGATTTGTGCGATTTTTCCGTTAGGATCCATACGCTTTTGCAAATCAATTAAAGTAGGGTTTTGTGTTCCGATTGTAGCCATAAATTATTTTCTCCTTTTATTTTTTGAACATACTCGGATAAAGATTGCGTCTGATTGCATCTTCTGACTGCGTGCCACCAGTTGGTTGACCGCCACCTGCGTTACTATCTTCTGCAGCCATATCAGCGATTTTTTCAAACACACGGATAACTTCGATACGATTACCCAAGCCGTTTTCAGCTAGAATTTCACGAATATTAGGAATTGTTTTTTCAATCAACTCAATACCTGCACCTGCTTTAGCTACAGTTTCATCGAATTTGTTTCCCAATTCTTTAATTGCATTTTCCTTGTAGCTTTCGTATTGTTCGGCTAATGCTTGTTGTTTTTGCGTTTCGTAAGCAGTTACAAGGTCTGTAGCATACTTGTTACCAAATTTAGCTAACTCTACTGCTTGCTCTTGCGTAGCACCTACACCGTTAAGCATTTTAGAAAACTCATCTGCGATTGATTGGTCTACTTGACCGCTATCAAATGCTTTCGTGAAGTCATACACAATAGGTTCTGTAGGCGGCTCTTGGTTGCTGCTTGTGTCAGTACCGCCACCTAAGATTGTGTCTTGTTGTTGGTCTTGTACATTCGTATCTTGCGGTGTACCACTTTCCGCACTACCTGTGTCAATATTCGTGCCTTGTTCTAATTCTTCTGCCATGTGGTTTATTCACCTTTCTTTTCTAAATCGTTAAACAGTTTCTGTTGGTTGATATATTCAAGTTGTGCTTGATGATATTTCTTTACACCCTCTACACCATCACCGATACGCCCTAATTCGTTCATATAGGTTAAACCTACTTTTCGTTTCCCCTCATTGAAGAATGTTTCAGAATTACCAGTAAATGATTGTTTTAATATGTCGGTGCGGTCTAAAAGTCTGCAAAAAAACCACCTACCAAGTTCAGTACTTAGTACGTGGTTAAGTGCATCAATATCACGATCACGAATATAATCTTGTTTTGTTTTCATCTACACCCCCATACCCATTAACTGTTGCATTACTGGGTTTCCGTCATTGGCTGCATCTGTTGCTTGTTTAGCAGCACCAGCCATTTGAGGTGCTAATTGTGCCATTTGTAATGCTTGTGCTTGCTCTTGTTCCTCTTGTTGTGCTTGTTGTTGTTTCTCCATGATTTCTTTGTACTCATCATTGGAACGAATAACCTTAATTGGTACACCAAGATTAACGCCGTAAATATCGGCTGCCTCTTCAAAGTTGAATTTCTGAACAATGTTAGCGTTACCTTGTGCTAATGACATTATGAAAGCATAGTACTGCTCAATATTCACCAATGAAGACATTTTCTGTGCTTGTGCTAACGGAGAAATGTATTCAATTTTTACATCTAAACCATTTAGCATTTCCGCTACATCATCGTCAATCGGTGGAAATATTCCAGCTCTATCCAAGATGCCATAAGTACGCTCGATTATAGGGTTTAAAAACTCACTTTGTAAGCGTTCAACTACAGGACCTAACTGCTGCATCTTTTCTTGTGTGCGCTCCATAACCTCACGTGCGGTCATTTGTCCTGCATCTAAGTTATCAAGCATCAAGAATAAATCAGCACTATAAGCACGTTTGATGCTTTCAGATACAAACTGTATCTTAGCTTGTACGTTCGCAACATCAATGCCTACATTGAATATCGGTTCAACCTTACCGCCTGTGTCAACTTCCGTTACACCGCCTGGGAATAGATTTACACTACCGATAACATCAGATGTAGCACTCATAGGTGGTTTAATGCCTAATTCAATAGCGGTTACTAAGTCTTTTTCAAGCAGTTGTAACATCTGTGCATCTGATTGTGCGAACCATGCACACCCTTTACCATAACCACTTAGATCATGAGTAGTGTGTCTTGCGATAGGTATTGCCCATTCCTCAAAGCCACTATGTCTTAATACTTCATCTGTGTTACTCCCCTCTACCCAATAGATAGATGAATAAGGCATATTTTTATTGCCTAGTTTTCCGTTGCGGTCTTTATTAGGCATTACTAACCAACACACAATAAAGGTACTTGCATTACCCTTGCCCTCGTCATAGGCACGTTTAACTTTATCAGGGCATGCATCATAGCCAAACTCTTCCACTAATTGGTCAGCCGTCATTCGATACTTGCGACCAAATGTATTTACATCACCATTACTGCCACACTCTAATGCGTATGTACCAATAGGATATGATGTAAACCTCACACCTACTTTTGCATCTGGCATGATACTCATAGGTGCTTGACCAAAAGGTAACTCCATATAGGTTTGATGTACTGTGTTATAAAAGTTAGACTTAGCAAATACTGCATATAGTATCTGTTCCCTATCGTCTAACACTTCCGCCACTTTACTATTAGCAGCTAATTCAACATTCTCTAACGTGAGTTTAAACCACTTACGGCTTGGCGGTGTCATGCCACTCATTACACCACTAGCGAATATCTGGCAACTTTCCCAAGCTACACCATTATTAATTTTGTCGGTGTAGACTTTCGATTGGTCTTGCTCATCGTCAAACACACCAAGGAAAGGTAGTTGATAATCTCTAATATCTTTCCACCTAGAAATGTACTTCTGACGATTATCGAACATAGACTTAAACTTCGCTTTGATTTTGCTATAGTCTTTCTTCTGCGGTAGTTTTTCAGTTGGTTGTCTAGCAAGTGTTGATAAAATAGTACCTTGCATCTTTAACCCCCTAATGTGTTTTTAGTGCCAGTTGCCGTAGATAAGATAGTACTTTCAAATCCTTTCTTACCTTTCTTTTTCTTCATATACCAATCTTCACCAGTCATTGTAGTAGCATCATCTGTCTGTACAGTTGGTGCTGGCGCTGGCATTGGTGTATCAGGCATCTTATTTTTCATGCACATTTAATCACCCCTTATCTTTTAAATGGATCATACTCTGTGTTCGCATGAACCCTACTCCCTACATTCACTTTTTTATTGACCCTGAACGCAAAGGTCAAGGCTAATGCATCACCTTTATTCGGAGATGGTAAGCCACGTTCTTTCATATCTTTCTTGCTTTCAAGTTGTATTCGTCCGTTCTTATCAATGATAGCCTCTGGACTCGTTAAATCGTCATATAACCCTTGGTCATTAGGTGGAATAGAACCACCCTCTTTTAGCCAATCTTTCATTTCGCCCCACATATACGCCCTCATATTGAGGTACATATCATTAGGTGCTTTACCACCAAAGGCAACTAACCGCCATCGTCTCCCCATCGATTTACCGATACTATAAATACCAGTTCCGTACCCTTGGTCAATGAACACCGCATCTGCTTTGTATTCATCCTCGAATTGTGCAATGAGGTTAGCCATACGCATATCATCGTCATTCTTTTCTATTGTGGCTAAGCACTTCATCGAATAGCCTTGTCGCATTACGATTTCTAACGTATCGCCACCAGTCCACGCTGGGTCAACACCAATGATCGTTGGTAGATTGCTAAAGTCAGTAGGCTTGTAAATTCGCTTTTGTGCCTCGTCCACGATTGATGCGGATATAAACTGTGTATCAGATGCACTAGGGAATAACCCTCTAACACGCACCTTTACAAAGTCGCTATCCTCACCATGAATATCAACCCATTCTTGTAGCTTGGCTTTGTTTGAGATTTTAACAGTACGGCTATCAATCTGATATGTAGTCCAATAGTTACGATGCTTTCTAAAACATTCTCTAAACCTGCCACTATTACGTGTAGGGTTACCAAACACACACCAGATAATCTCGGTTTCCTTATCCGTTAATGCACCCTCTGTTACTTCCCATATCTTATCTGATATTGCTGATGCCTCATCAAATATGATTAGTATTCGGTTACCTTGATTGTGCAAGCCTGCGAATGCCTCTGGGTTACTTTCACTCCATGGAATAGCATCTATCCGCCATGTTTTCTCGTATTGCTTATCAACACTAAATAATGCGGTAGCGGTATAGGTGAATAACTCCTTGCCTATAAACAAGTTGTACCATTTGTTAAGTTCCGCCCAAGTCTTAGACTTTAACTGTGTATCTGTATTAGCAGTAACTACCCCTCTTGTATTCTCATGTGTAGCAATAGCAAATAATATCAACAATGAAGAAAAAGCGGACTTCCCAATACCATGACCTGATGCAACTGCAATTTGTATTGCTTTAGCTAATGACTTTCCCTTGCGTAGTTCTTCACCTATTTTCTTGAAAGTCTTAACTTGCCATTCGTCAGGACCATCAAAGTTTTCAAGCGGAGTTCCTTTTTCACCCCAAGGAAAAGCGAAATATACAAAGCCTAATGGATCATGAGTGAACGAACCCAACGCATCAATCAGTTGTGCCTTGTTGTACTTCATCGGATTTCACCCTTGCTTGTTTCATGCGGTCTGATATATCAATCTCTATTTCTGCATCAAGTTTAACTTTGTCAGTAAATAGCATATGCCGTTTACCTAAGAGTTCCGCTGCTTTGGTTCTATCGTTCACAGATACATCCAAACCAAACGCATCTTTCTCTTCGCCATTCATAACCCTAGTTAGGTATTGTAGGACTTCATCAGCAGTTGCGATTGTATTTTTACTTCGTTCGTGCATTACTTCATCTATGTATTTACGCACGTTTACTTTTGTTAATAACTGGCTACCCTTACTTCTTGCCGTTTTCTCTGAATATCCAGCCGTAATAGCACTCTGTGTTGCATTGGTAGTCTTGATATACTCATCTGCAAATATTCGTTCTTTTTCAGTTAGTTTACTAGCATCTGCCATATATCAATCACCACCTTTATATGCCTTAACTAAAAAAAGTAACACCTCGTGTTGCTTGGTGCTACTGTACTCACTTTCTTTCTTATAGAGTTGTCCTTGTTTAAAGGTCTTACCTTTTTTGTATTTTTGAGGAAATGTTATTTTGTACTCTTCCTCTGTGTACATTCGACTCACTATGTATATCTTGCAAGGCTTATCGTATTTACTCCATGATTGCCTTGTATCGACTACATATCGTCTACCATTCATCCGTAATGCAGTTAATAGTTTCTTTATCGTTGGTTGATAATTCACATCCAACACCACACAATACCAATTAAGATTAGTACCGCACATACAATAGCCAAGCCATCGATGAGTGTAATCATATTATCGCCACGATGCTCGTATGCATATTTAGCCTTAGCCTGTAATTCTTTATCGTTTAAGTTCTTAGCTGCTTGTTTGAATAGTTTTCTATCTTCAATAAATTGTTTGATTGCTTTAATCATTTCAGCACTTCGCCACCTTTCCTTTTTAATTTCCCATGTGATCTAACACATAAACCGTAATTACCTTTACTTGCACCGCCACAGGTTATGTATGTTTGACATAAGCCGTCATATCCAATCACTTTTGCAGTACATATGCCATTCTTATTATTAAGGCATTTCTTTTTACAACACATTACATCTGTCATAATCTCCCCTTTATGATAGATTTATGCATAAAATGGAGTATATCGCCGTGGATACACCCCATTTTATGATAGTTTTATTCATTTTATTTGTATTGATTACTCAAAACCGAAGTTATACCATTGAACTCTTGTCAATGTAACACATAGGAATTAGCGTTCCTTCTAAAACTCTATATCGTGTGTTAAGTACCTAGGAAACAAATATAACTTCAGTTTTCAATAATCACTCAAAACTAGGTGCGTTGATGATATGACAATTTATACTATTTTCTGAGGTTCAACTATGAATAAGAAAAAACAAAGTTGGAAAAGAGAAACACACCTAGTTTTCAATGATCATTACACACTCAATACCAACAACTAACAATTTGATGGATCGTAATCGTGTTAGGTTAAGTAACAACAAGAATATGAATAAGTTTCTTTTGGAGGCTGCTAGTTGTCAGTATTCAATGTGTATAACCAATTAGGGCAGGTTCATATCTTTAAGGTTAATAATGTATAAGCTATATATTGTGAGGATATTCGACCCACCCTTATCAGTTAGCAGTAAATTTACATATAAAGTTTTGTCTTAACACATACTTCAAAATTGAAATTAGAAAAAAGTATAGTGTTGTTTCCTTACTAATCAAATATGGTTGCGCTGCTACTCTGCGACCGTTAGCGCTATACGTTCCATTTCGCCCATATACAACAAAGGCACGCTCTTATATGGGCGTGCTTGTTGTTGTGTTTTGATGTCCTAAGGAAAGAGTGAGTAGTAGTCGCTTAGTGGCAACTTCTACATATATATTATACCTAATAGCAAACTATAGGTACACGGACAATCATGGACATTTGCGGACATTATAGGACAAGTTTTTGCCCAAACTCCAATAATGCTTTTTGCTTGTATCTTTTAGCCTGTTTCGTTGAGTAACACCCAATCATTTTATATGCATCTTCCGTTGTATTGTTGAGTACAAACTCATACCTCAAGATGATTGCCCCTAGCTTTTCATCTAGTGCATCTATCTTAGTGATCGCATCGCATTTTAATTTTGACAACTCATCAATACGCTTATCACGTTCTGCTACTGTATCAAGAAATCTAGCTACGCTGCCCTCTAACCCTTGCGGAGTTCCACCACCTGTTACTCTATCCTTACTGTAATCAATAGCACCTATCGATGTAAGGTTTGCTCTTAACTGATTGATTTCTTCCTTGATAGATGCTATCTGTACATCAATTAACTTAACAGGTTGCAGGTATTCAACCGCCATTTCTATTAGTTTCTTATCGTCTAATTCTCCCAAACACTTCACCTCACTAGTTAAATCCACCATTTATAAGCACCAAGTAAAACAACACACTCCAAGCTATAAATATAATTGCATTTGCATAACCACTATCCACATTACCCATAGCAACTATCAAACAAAATAACATAAACCATATCATGTATTTATACCTCTGCTAATTTTGTGTAATCCCAATGTCCAATCGAAAGTTCACAAATGGCAGTCCATGATGTTTTACCATTTAGCCAGCAATATACATTTCCATCTTCGTATCTCGCAAAATATCTTTTAATCCATTCTTTATTATCGTTACTTACTAATACAGGTGTATCAACCGCAACTTTTGACCAATCAACAATACCTAATTCTTCTGCAATATCTACTAAACCATTTCTATCAATCTCAGGCATTATTTCGCTTATATTATTAATACACCTTGTAGTACCACCACTTGTTATTTCTAATATACCTTGATTCATAATTGGCTTTTTCGTTGTTAAAAATGCAGTACCACCAACATTTTTAGCATAATACCGCCACCCAGCATCATATAGCTTTTTGAATAGCCACTCCACGCCCTGTTTATCTGTGATCATATTGCACCCACGCTCCTCTATCCTCATTCCATCTAAATTCAACTACATCATACAAATCAAAATCATCTATGTTTTCACTTACCTTGCCTATATAGAACACATCTTCTTCACTCTCTACCGCAAGCTGACACAAGAAATCAAATGCATCTTGGTAACTTTGAGGTCTTATGTAAAAATCGGAGTGTTCAACGTAACCGCTATAGCTTGTCATTTTGCTTATCATTCCATTGTTTCAATGCATTGTTCCATTCTTCTTTACGTTCATTTTCAACAAATTCTATATATTCAACAATCGCTTTTCTTCGTATTAATCTTGTATGTTCTTCTAACGATATTCGTCCGTTTCTCAAATCAAACATACTTATCATTATTTCAATGTTTACACCATCCATACAATATCTAGCAAAGATACCGCCAACACCATGTTCAATAATGGGTTTATAAATATCATTTCCACTCACTATCGTTAAAGCACCTGATAGTAATTCAAAATCCATCATACTCACCTCTTATCATAGGGCGGATATTTCACCGCCCATACCTTAACCAATTAACACTTTAATCAACACCACAAACCCAAACAGTAAAACGAATATCGATATACCTATAATCATATTGAAGAATAACTCTTGCATATATCTAAACGCATTTCTATTAACTTCTGCATTCATATTCGCCATTGCTTTTAAATCTTTTGTTTTTGTTTCTAGTGTTTCTATATTTCCTGTATATTGCCTAATAGGTGTACACATATTATTTGCTAGCTTTCAACTCTTCAACTTCCGCCACTAATTGAGTAACTAGCGTTTCAAGTTCTTTGATTTTGCCTTTGTGGTTAAGTTCATATTCAGAACCTTTCCCTAATCGGAAGTTCACGCTAGCATTTACCATTTTTTCAGAACCAAGTGTACCACCTACGCTAAACATTACGTGTTCATTCGGTGCGTAGAAACCGCCTAATGCTACTGCACTATGTCCTTTGTAATGACCATAGCCTACGGAGAATGTCATTTTATCGTCTTTGTTGTAGCCTAAGTAGTGCAATGCGGATAATGCTGCATTGGCTGCACCAGCTTTACCAATTTCACGTTCTACGTTTTGTGTCATGCCACGTTCCAAACTTTCAATTCGATTTTCATGGTTTTCCAATACGTTTGCATGGTCTACTAAAGTTTGTTCGTGAGATTGTAATTGTTGTTCGTGGTTATTAATGATCGTTGTGTGATTGTTAATTACTGTTCTATTTTCTTGAATGGCTTTAGAATTTGCCCCTACACGCTCGTTTGTTTCGTTGATAGAGTTAGTAATCGTTGTGTAATTGTTATCCACCTTAGCGGTTAAATTCTTGATGTTATTTACATTACGGTCTACACGGATATTTAAGCACTTAATATCTTTATCGTGTTTCGCAAGTTTCGCACCCATAGATGTGATTTCATCGTAGGCAGCATATAATTGGCTACCATTTACCGCATCGGTAGATGCTGCATCAATTTGTCCTGCAGCGACGTTCGTAATTTGGCGGTTGTAGTATTTCACACCACCAAACCCTGCTCTATCTTTAGAACCTACACTCACTACAGATTGAGGGTTTTCTCCAGCGAATACATGGGTTACCCCATTCAATACTACTTGTTGTGTTGGTACTGGGTTATCTGTTACAGAATTAGTGCCCAACGCTACACTATTACTTTTATCTGCTACTGTGTTATTACCAATAGCGTAAGCATCCCATGCAGTAGCTTTACCATGAGTACCAACTACTGTTGCACCTTGACCAGCGGTTTCGGAGTTAGCACCAATCACTACTTGCTCTTGGTCGCTATTTGTTTTGTTGTTGTAGCCGATAATTGTAGTTTGGTTTGCACTTACTGTGCCATTGTTAGCACCGATAACTGTTGTATCATTACCACTAACTTTAGCATCTCGTCCTAAAACGATTGTGCTAGTTCCTGTAACTACTGTATTCACACCTAATGCTGCGGAGTTGTAACCACTAACCACAGGTGCAGTAGTGTTTGGCTCTACTTGACCTACCACAATACCATTTGCAAATGCGCTACCTGTAACTGCCATTACCGCCATTGTTGCTAATACTAATTTTTTATTCATGTTTATTTCTCCTTTTATGTTAATTAATTTATTAAACTTATTTACCTGTGCTACCATATCCACCAGCACCACGTTCTGTTTCGCTTAATTCATCTACCTCTACCACATCGACTAATTTAATCGGTACGATGATTAGTTGTGCGATGCGATCACCTTTATTTATTGTGTAGTTTTTGCAAGATACATTCTCATACACAATGCTAATTTCACCTCTATAATCTTCATCGATTATCCCAACGCTATTGGCACATCGTAGCGGTGTATTGCTCATGCTACTTCTTGGTGTTAATAACCCCATGTGATGAGGTGGAATTTCAACTGCTACACCTAATGGAATTTGTCGCTTACTATCGGCTGGTATCATTACACTAAATGGACAATATAGGTCTAACCCAGCGGACACTTGCGGTAAATCGGAGTTTACCTTTCCTCTTGTTGGTAGTTGTGCGTATTCACTAACCAACTTTACTTTCATTTTCTCTTTCAAAACTCAACACCCATCCTAATTAATACTTTTTTCACCGTTTTATAATCTGCTCCTACTTGATAGCTAATTGCCCTTAATGACATTCCGCTACTATACATTTGCAATAATGAATTTCCGTCTAACTCACTTGCACGTGTATATCCTTTCTGTGGTTTAGTTCATTTTAAACCTAAGCAACATAACGCTCTACCAGCGCTAATATTTCCATATACACAAGCTGCTAGTGCTAACCAGTTAAGGTTATTATCTGGTACAAACTCACTCATATTAACCGCCATTACTCCACTCACTTTCCTTGTATAATTTAAACCAATCATCTGCACTCATAACTACAAGCCACTTTTGATTGCTTTTCTTCCAAGCCACAATAGGTATATCGCCATTGTTTGCTTGTTTTGCATCGTGTTCAGCTTGCTCATATGCTTTACGTACATTCAGATTTTCAACAAATTTTACTTCTTGATGTATGTTTGGCAAGCCTACGCAGTCCGATGCATCACCTGTATTACCGCAATATTGTGCAGTTCTACGTACTTTATCGAACCCATTCGACCTACACACATCACACCACATCCGTTCACCACGTTTTCCTTTATCTTTACTATTTATCGGCAATGATCATCACTCCTCATGCACACTTAATTTTTTCATTAATTCTTCAATCAAGAAAATTAATGCAATATTCATCACAAAAACCAACAATGTTTTAGCTACTGACCATATAGTTACACCAAAGATGCCTACTAACCAAAGCACAACTGCAAGTGCAACAGAAAAACCTGTGATAAATAACAGTACTAACAAAATTCCATCAACGATAGATAAAAACTCACGCATTTTATACCTCTCTATTTATGTGCATTTCACACCTCTTTAAAATATCTTTTACTAACTCCAACGGAATATGCGACCTCATGTTGTATCGGTTTATTCCTTTTATGTTTAACTTATTAAATTTGATTTGGTTTTTCATATCATCTTTGAGTAGTTTCAAATCGATATTGCTACCAAACTTTGTTGGTTTTTTAACTGGGTAATCGTAGTTGTTGTAATAGGTTAGGTTTTCATAAGGAACATCAAACCCTATTACATTCTTGATATACTCCCATATCCGCCCATATGCTGGGTTTTCAATCACGAATACCTTAGGTTGATAACGCTCAATGATTTTTAATGTATTATAGATGCACATTTCACCATTGATGCGTGTTAGGAATGATTTATCATACTTGAATTGATAGTTTTCATAATCTGCATGATTTCTGATTGTGAATTTACTACCTTGTTCGTACTCACCAAACAAGTTGATAGTCATATCTTTTTCTTGCTTCCAACAGGCGTTACCGCCTTTCATAGCACTTGCCACGCTCCAACTTTCACAGGGCGGACTAGCCAGAATAACATCGGGTTTATGCAATTTGTCTAATTGCTTCCATAGTGCATTTGGTTGATGTAATGTATTAATCGCTAAATCTTGATTGATGCACGCATCACCAATGCCTATTGATGTGATCGTATGTTGCCCCCCCCATATTCACGTTATATTCATCTACCGCTTGACGATAGCAGCCGTTGCCATCATCAAACAACCCCCATATATGCATCCTCTTTCCTATTCACCTCTAATCAATCACCATACACCCATACTTTGCTTTTCTCATACGATGCTTAACTTTCTTTACATTATCCCCAAGGTACGCTAACACATCATTCTGTTTGATTGTGTTCTCTTGCATCGTTTCCCTTTTTCGTTTGTACATTCGATACGCTGGACACTTAACGTGGCAAGCTACCTCTCTGTATTCGCATCCCTTACATGGTGCATTCATTTTTCAGTCCTTATCCTCAAAAGGGTTTATAGTTTCAAGCACCACAAAAGAAGTATTATTGTATCCGTGGCGTTTTTCCCATTTACGAAATACATCGGTTAATTCTTCTTGTAACTCATCTATATGTTCTTGTTTTACATCTAATAGATAATCTTCCGACCATTCCGCTATTTCATCGTCAAGATCACTATCGTATACATTTTCAATCACGCGTTCCGCATCAACAGTAGGAACATAATAATATGGGTTTCCAACTCTAACTTTTGGCACTTCGTCAGCTGGATAAGTATCCGTAAATTCCTTAACCGCATCTTCAATGCTTTTATGCGGATATCCTACATACTCATCAATACACCAACACCACTCATTCTCGTTTTTTACTAGCATATTTTCACCTCTTAAAACGGAACATTTTCATCTTGTGGTTGTTCAAAGCTATCAAAATTACTAGATATAGCATCATCATTTGTTAGTGATGTTCCTACAAAGTTTGCTACCACTTCTGTTACATATCGTTTTTGACCGTCAGCCGTTTCATAAGAACGTGTTTGAAGTCTGCCCTCTACAAACGCTCTATTGCCTTTACGCAAATTACCAATGCTTTCACCTAGCTTTCCCCATGCTACACAGTTGATGAAAGCGGTTTGTTCTTTCGTTTCATTATTGCTATCAATAAACGTATTGCTTGCTGCCACATTAAATGTGGCTACTGCCTTTCCGCTATTCGTATAACGTACTTCTGGATCACGTGTTAAGTTACCTAAAATTTGTACTGTATTCATTCATTCCTCCTATATCTTCTGTTCGATGCACATCGTACCTTTATATACCTTGATGATTTCCTCTAGGCTTTCAAAGGTTCTTGCATCTGCTTTCATAATCATTTGCATTTGTTGAGTTGCCTCTTCTTGTGTTTCTACGTTTAGAGGTATCTCAATGGTGATTACCATCTTTCGTTTTTTACTTAACATTTACTCCCCTTACCAATAACTGATTTGATTTAATTCAGCATCTACTTCATCAACAAACACATCGTAGTTAGGATGGATATGGCAATCGACTGTTGCCTCGTTCCTCATGATTTCAAGCAAGTTTTCAATCTTTACTCTTGCTTGTGCCTCGCTAGTTGCCATGACTTGAAAACTAACGTTAAAGCTAACGTTTACACTTACATCAAACTCTTTCACTCTTTCTTTCACATTTAACCCCCTATTGCTTGTTTCAATAACTCTTTTCCTTTATCTGATATTTTGCTTTTGTTGATTATTTCTGCTGCATCGACTGGTTCTTTGGCTACCTCTACCAAGTTTCCTGTAGAGGTCATTTCGATTTGCTTTTGACCAGCACCAATCAATGCACGTTCCCTTTCTGCTTTCTCCCTTGCTTTAAGTAGCAAGTGATTGTCTTTGATTGAATTTGCCATCCGCTGGCGGTGTTTCTCACGTTCCACAAGTTGCTCGTAGCAACGGATGAATTGTGATCTACAACTCGCCTCGTTGTATTCATTTCCCATTCTAGGGTTAAATGAAGACCATATAGTATTTGCAGCTTGTAAGGTTATACCTTGTAAATGTTCTTTTCCGTGTTCAAAGCCATAAGCACCTACCGCTTTAATGACTTTTTCCCACTCGCTTTGTGCGATTGGTAGTTCCTCATGTGCATTTACAAAAGCACTTAATGCGGAACATTCCTCTCTGATTTCTGCAATCGTTGGTAAGAATTTACATCTATCAATTAAATTATTCACCGCTTGTTCTAACGTAACTGGGTTGATATCTGATAGCTTATAAACATATAACTTCATGCGTTCCTTTGGCACATCAGTACTGTACGCTAGCTGTAACATCGATAGTGCTTTCACTATCTGTTGCTGATTGTTCATTTGCACCCCCAAACTCTTGCATTAAATCATTAACAACATCAATGGCTTGTTGTTTCTTACTCACTTTTACATTTCTGTATTCACTACGTTCCCAAGTCCTAACTGCTGCCTTCCAATCTTTCATGGAATTTTTACCTACTTTCCAACCATTGCTTTCGTAATAGTCAAAGAAATGTTCAGCGTTTACATTGTTGTTTCTTTCAATGCAATACTGTTTGATTTCAGATAGAGTCGGTTTTTCAAAACGCTTGCGTTTTGTTGTAGTGCTTTTTGCACTACTATCTATCTCTTTCTCTATCTTTATCTCTTTCTCTAACTCTATCTCTATCTCTGGTGGAGATTTCTCGGAGATTTGTCGGAGATTTGTCTGGACATTTGTCCTATCTGTTTCTATTCGTTGTCTATATTCCCTCTTTCTATCAGCCTCACTACTGCCTTTACCAATGAAGTTTTGAATATCCAACATATAGATAGCACCATTTTCTAGCACATCGATTAGTCCTAAGTCCTTAAAGATTGATAATGCTTGTTTGACTGTTCCTATTTGGTGTCCAGTTACACTTGCCAGCATTTCAGCGTTGTAAGGAATGCGATCATTAACAACTAACTTTCCATCATTCTTTAGACTTCGTAGATAGAGTTTTAAAAGAATATTACTGTACAAGTAGCCGTCTTTCATGCTTTCTAATATCTTCAATTCATCGCTATCAAAGAAATTATCTTTCAGCCGTAGATAGTAATATTTTTTGTTATCGCTCATAGGCTAGTCCTTGTTTAGCTTTTCGATAAACTCATCTGCACTTAACGGCTTGCCTGGTGATAAAATTCGTGCTAACACACTATCAATTTCATCGGCTTCATTTTCTTCTGCATCTAATATGCTATCAACCATCGTAAATACTGTTTCAAGTTCTTCAATCGTGTCTTGATAATATGTATTTTCGCCTTGTTTTTTGCGGTAATACATAATTCTTTTATTTAGATAAGCACTAAGCATTATTAATTCGTTCATATTCGTCAGTCCTCTTTTCTACTTCCTCTAACAAGTGCTTGCGTATCTCTTTTGCGAACACTCCATGTGCTTGATTGTGGCATTGCATACACAAGCAAGCTAGATTTCTTAATTCACTTAAACCGCCTTGTGAACGGAACACTATATGATGGCATTGTTCTGCTCTGTAGCCACATATAACGCATTGTCCGTTATCACGTTCATAGGCTTGTTTTCGTGTTACTGAATATAATTTGTTATCCCTTTTCTTTCTGTTGTTCACTCTCCCACCCCTCTATGAGTGATTGAATGTATTCACTAGGTTCTAACTTGATACCTAGTTGCTCACATTCATCTGTTAGACAATCAATAAGTCTTGCCATTTCTTTTGTGTTGTATACGCTGCTGCCGTGGTAACACATGATGTTGTGATACCCTTTTAGACTTTGGCATTCGCCAGCATCTTCTGCTAGCCAGCCTATTCCGTGTCCTTGCCATATTTGAATGTATCTCTCTATGGCATCTTCACGTACTGGTACATAACTAAAATGGCTACAATCTTTAATTGCTTTGCGGTATACATCCTCTTTTGAGGTGTACCCAGTTTTACTTAATTCTTCCGCTATCTTCTGACAAAGAACCCAGCAGTATGCATTAGCGTTCATGCTACGTGATTTTGATTTCTTTTTAATCTCAATCACGTATTCTTTTTCTTTATCTAATTTCGCTAGATCATTGTCATGTGGTGCTGGTATTACTACCATTACACCTAGTGGCGAACGTAATAGTTCAATACCTTTTACGCTCCACTTCATAGCGACATTAACCAAGATTTAACTTGCTTTAACTCTGTTAGGTCTAACAATTTTGACGATGATTTATTGAAAGTTGTTTTGATATAAGATGCTACTGTTTCATTTGGAATACCTTTTACTTTTACAAGTTCTGTTACTTCGTGTAGTACTTGTTTTGTTAATTCGGTTTCATTGTTGCTTTGTGCATCATCATCTTCATCCCAAGCCACACCAAGAATAGAGGATAAAGAATATCTTCTTGCATATGTAACCACGCTACCTACACCTTGAGGGTCTTTTTTCATTAGTGGTAATGTGAATGGGTCGCTTTCAAACCACTCACCGCTGGTGTGCAACAGAACAGTAACAACAGTTACCTCTTCTTTTGATGTTGATGGCACTTGCAAGAATGATAAGCCGTTTTCTGAAAGTACTGGTCTTACTGTTTGTAGCAAACTATCAAGCGTTACATATTTTGCTTTTAAAAAAGCATTTTCTTTTGTACGCTCTGGGTCAGATACTTCCGATTGAAATTTAGCTAACGCCTTTGCTATCTCTGTAATTGTTTCACTTTTATTCATTAAATCTCACTCCACTCCACACCTAACTTAATTAACAAATCATTGATTGCTTTTCGTTGTCTTGCGTTAATATTTTTAACAACATATGTTACTGTTGCCACTTCCTCAAAAACTTGTGTAGGTTCTAATGTTTCATCTTGTTCTACAGTAGCCTCTACTGGTTCTTGTGGTGCTTTTGCTTTAAGTTCAATCTCTAAACGCTTTTCAAACTCTGCAGCAATAACACCATCAAGTTCACTAAATGGAACATTATTTACACAATGTTGAATTTCTTCGTACTGAATTGGTGTATCTAATGCATAGTTTTGATTGAATAAGTCAATTTTCATCTTAATCATTTCGACTTTTTCAGCCTGCATACGTTTTAGATCATCATCATTTTGTTGTTGTTCTAATACACCTTTCAGCATTTCTTCAACAGATAGTGCAACATCGGACATTTTAGCGGTTTTGTTTTCCCACCATTTAGGGTTTGGCATTACTCGATTTTTATATTCTTCTCTAATGCCTAATGATTGTGCTTTATCTTCAACCATCTTTAACACTGTTTCTTTACGTTTCAGCATCTCTTGTTGCTCAAATTCGCCAATTTGATTTGCAATAGGGTTTTCAACTCGGCTCACAACTGCAAGCACTTGTTCTAACTCTGCGGTAAATGTATTGTATGGAATTTTTAACTCACGTTTTTTATCAGCACCAAAACGTGTTAGCTTAGTACGGATAGAAACAATTTCTTTCAATACAGATTTCATTTCTTTTAGGTTATCTTCCGTAACAACTAAGCCATTGTATTTTTCTAGTTTCTCTTCAAGGTACTTCGCAAGTTCTGCGTTATTCCAAGTTAAAGTCAAATTGCTATCAATCACTTGTGGCTCGATAGCTGGTTGTACAATTACATCAACAGTTTCCATTTAATTCTCCTTATATCTGTGATAAAATATAAGTAGAGATATTTCACATATTCTCTACTCAAAGTCCGCTAAACTTCTTCTACACTTTTCACTAGCGGACTTTTTTATTTTTGTAATATTGAATATCATCTAACCAATACCCAACTAATAACCACATCACCATGCCTAGCATTGTTTGACAAAGGAATGTCCAAAAGTCTATCGTGTCTAACTGTAGACTTCCCATTCCACCAACAACTAATATCGCTGCAATGGTGCGTAGTGCGTAACATAACTTAATCATTTGAACTCCTTTTAAATTGGGTTGTAACAAAAACCATATACTCTATCATGCGAACCAACTTTTCCGTAATATCTACAGAGTACATTAGAAGTATTTTCTTCCTCCAATCGTTGACCATCTGCACAATGACACTCCCAACCATATGGTGTGATTTTATCAAAGATGCTTTCGATATGCTCGTAATGATCTTCACGAATTTTTGCGCCAGCACAAGCAATGGCTTCATTGAAGTTATTGTTGATAAAAAGCTTCATAGTTCCTCTCCTACAATCACTAGCATTTGGCTGGTGATTTTTTTTATACCCATTTTTAGTTTTTTATTTTCTGCTTGTAATTGTTCTACCTCTGCTTTCAACTTCCTATATGCCATTGGTGTATATTCATCATCTAGTCCTATTAGGCTTTCAACTTCCTTTTTACTGAACCTAACTCCAGTTACACCTTTTATTTGATGAAGTATGCCTTGATTTCTCATGTTGTATACACTTGTTTCTGTGCATTTAAAAAGTTTTGCTACATCTGATACTGTGTAAACTAAACTTTCAACCTCACTCATATATCACTCTCCTATAAGAATTACAGTTAAACTGTAATTTTAGTGTAAAAAAATATTACAGAAAAATAATTCTGTGGTACGGAACTCCATACAAATCTTCGATTTTTTTAAGCACATGGACTGTCGGAGAAGATGTTCCTTTCTCATAATTGATTAGCGTGTATTCGCTAATACCCAGCATTTCTGCTGCTTTCTTTTGTGTTAGTCCTGCGTTTACTCTCGCTGCTTTTAATGTCATTCCATCTTGTACGAAAAACTCTTGTGTCAATTTATCACCTCGCCTTCGTTTTTCTTTAATTGCATTGTATTACAGTTAAACTGTAAAGTCAACAGTTTTTCTGTAAATTCCAAAAAAAATAATTGATTTTTTTACAGTTTAAATATATGATATAGATAGTAAATAAAAATTTTAAAAATCACAGTGAGGTAAAAACAATGAGTGATTTAGGAAATAAAGAAATATTCGCTAAAAACCTAAGATATTATATGAATTTATATAAAAAGACTAGAAATGAAGTAGCCAATGATAACAACATATCCTATACAACTCTAGCAAGTTGGTTGAATGGTGATAACTATCCACGCATTGATAAGATTGAAAGACTAGCTAATTACTTTAGAGTGAATAAAGCGGACTTAATAGAAAACAAATACTCTGATAACCAACCATATTATAATGATCCATCTGTTACAGAATACGCACAAGCAGTAAAAGATAACCCAAATTTGAAATTGCTATTTGATGCAAGCAAGGATATGTCAAAGGATGATATTGATTTCGTAATCAATACTATTGAAATGTTAAAGAAACGTGAGGGTAAATAATATGGAATTACTATTCTCTGTTATATCTATAGTTGCTTATTTCTTTGGTTATCCTACTGTTGCAGGTGTTGTAGGTATCATAGCCACTATATTATTTATATTATTCTATTCTAAGCAAAATAAATCTTATAGCGTTTTTATTCCGTGGTTAATCATTTCAATTCTACTAAATGTATTATTTATTAATTACAAACCTAACTTTGTATTAAGTGTAGGCATAGTATCGTCAATGTCTATATGGCTAACATCTGTACTGGTTTGGATATTCCACTCAATCACAAATAAATAATGCGAAAAATTATACACATTGTTTTATGTACAATACTCCCATAAGGGGGAATGTATATGAATATAGTTTTGATTTACACAAGGTTAAGACCTACACAAACTGCGGTATTAAAACTAAACGATGATGGTACTTATACCATTCTAGTTAATCGTGATAAACCTATTGATGTACAACGTAAAGGAATACTGCATGAGATAGGTCATATATTAAATGATGATATGTTCAGCCACGCTAATATTGATTTATTAGAGAAAATGGCACACGCAAGGGAAATAGAGTTTGAGGGTATCAACTTCTACACGCATATATTGTGAGGTACATTATGCAATATAACTTCACCATAAGAAAAAAAGACAAAGGCTTTCAAATCATTGTAGCCTACAAAGACGGCTATAAATGGAAACAGAAGTCTAAACAAGGTTTTAAAACCAAACGTGAGGCAAAGGAATATGGACACGTTATAGTAAAAGAATTAGATAAAACCGCACTACTCACCAAAGATACAGAATTAAAAGAATTAACTTTCAAGGAATTTGCGGATATGTTCCTTGAAATAAAAAAGGCACACGTTACACATAATACTTTGGTTATGTACAACCATGCGGTGTGTGCTTTCAATTCTATTCACAATATGAAATTGTCAGATGTTAAACCTCTACATATTCAAAATGCAGTAAACAAAATGGCTAACTCACCTACTACCATTAATTCGTATTACAAGGTAGTGGAAAGGATATTCTATATAGCTATCAACCCATACAAGATAGTTTCAGATAACCCATGTACTGGTGTTAGGTTGCCACGTGTGGAGCGAAAAAGTATGATCCACACAATATCGGATGATGATTTAAACCAATTTGCCAAATATATGCGTGAGAAATATCCACAAGCCTATTATTTCCTACAGGTAGCTAGATATACTGGAATGCGTTTTAGTGAAGTGTATGGACTAACATGGAATGATATTAGCCTAGAAAATCGTCAAATTCACATCAATAAGCAACTTTCTTTCCGTAAAGGTGCAATCACCTTTGAGAAAACTAAAACCGCCAATTCGGTGCGAATTTTGCCAATTCCGCCTATATTAGAAAACATACTTATAGAGTATAAATCTCATGAATTAGAATTTGAATATGGTTTAGTTTTGAACCCCTATAAGAAAAATGGTGTTAAATGGCAAATAAACACATACTTAAAACGCTTTGGAGATAACCTTTCTGCACATAACTTAAGACACACATACGCTACAAAGCTATTAGCTAATGGACTTGATGTAAAAACTGTATCATCACTACTTGGTGATACACCTCAAATGGTAATGAAAACCTATGTCCATTATAACGATGAAATGAAAGCAGCAGCATCAAATGCAGTTGCTAATATTTTTAAATAAAATTTTTGACGATTTTTGACGAATTAAACATTGAACATCTAAAAGATACAGTAAATAAGCACTTCTTTATAATTACATTTTTAACAATCATATAAAGCTGAGTGGCATTTTTTATGATTTGAATATCTGCCGTTTCTTTTGCAGATCGCGCT